CAGAAGTGAAACTGCCATAAACCTGTATCATCTCTCCTGCTACAATTATGACTGGGTAAGTTGCGTCTGCAGCTAGTCCTTGTATTTCCTTAATAAGGGACTCATCGTATCCTAAGGATCTTGCAACATGCATCATCACCGCGTATGCAGCCAGTCCTATTTGGGGATTCATAGATAGGTCGTATTTGTTATAATCCATTGCGAAAGTTCTGTTTTTGTTCTTAAACTTCTTGTAGAAACAATCCCATTCATGACCATAGGGATTAATACCAACCATACACTCAGAATGGTATCTATGTTTTTCCAAATAAGCTAAAGAGGGCAACAAAACCTCTCGTGCTAAAAGTTTGTTCGCTATTTCAGGATTGCATATCATTCTCACCTTAGTTTTGTCTTTAACTGTGGGTTCAATTTTAGGGAACAATGCAAAATACGTGTGTGCTCTCTTTCCTGCTCTATAACTCCGTCTAACTCTATGAGTCTCATCTAAGAACATGCGTTTTTTGAAAACATACTTGGGACCCAACGGGGTCGTGACCTGCTCGCACCATTGAGACAATGGTTTATTTAAAGGCTCAGAAACAGAGCCTTGTTGGTTCATTGGTTCTATGCCATGTACTCCCTCACGTCCATTTATAACTTCGCTCTCATTTAGTGGACGGAAGTCGTGTTTTTCTTCATCCGTTGGTAAAGGTATTCCTGATATATAATCCAAATAAGCCCACTCTACAACATCTTGTGGAAATTCCTTTGCGGTGTTAATACGATATTTAAGATCCTCTAACCACTTCAACTGGTTGTCGTTTCCATCTGGTCCTCTCAGCTTAGGTGATTCATATTCCTTAGCCGCAAACGTTTTAGTTACCGCCTGCGATATAGGTGTGGGGACAACACCATCCAATTTATTAAAACTGGGCATAGACGGTGTTCGCCCGTAATAATCAAACAAACCGTTGGGCATACGAAACATAATAGATTTCTCAGATATACCATGAACTAAGGTTTTGACGCCATATTTTTCCTTGTCCAATGTACCAGAATTAGGCACTGGAAACAAACTCGAGTACGTCATCAAGTTTTCGGAGCAATACCCACCATCGCATAACCATGCTCCTTGATGACCCCAACTTGGGACACTTGGTGATTGAGAACCTATGTGTATTCCAATAATTTTGGGTGGATGAGTAGTAGTGAAAATGGGGGCTCCACTAGTGCCTGGTTTACCAAATTGAGATAGATAGTCGAAAACATCTGATTTGATGTATCGACCTTGATACTTACCTGAAGTTGTTATGCGACCCCTGTCGCTCAAAAAAGTACCAGCCTCGTGTTTAATAATACCTTTTGATTCCCGGTAAATAACATCCAAATAAGCATTAGTACAAGGTTTTTCCCTGGCCACATACTTTAATAAGTTCTTAACAGTACCAACAGACGAACAACTGTAAAACAATATATCTCCATCAACCTTCAAAATGTTTCCCTTCATCCATTTCATGGGAAACACCGCATTCCTAACGGTTTCCGTCTCTATCCTTCTACACACTCTAACTTCTGCACCATCTACGAAACTATGAGCACAACACATTAGGACATTGCTAGTTATAGCAACTGCTTGAGCATACAGCTCACCAGTTGGCCCAACCAACGAATACGTTTGCCTAGCCAACAATGTGTGTAAATGTTCATTCTGCGTATCACATGGAGCGTCGTCAATACTTTGTTGATACGCAACCACGTAAGAGTGATCAGCATACTTATGTGCTTTCTCTAAGGCTCCTTCCAAAGATTCACAATATCCGGCATTAGGTTTAATACCGTAACCACGACGAACATCTGACAGACAAGTGAATAAAGTGCGAATAGCCGTACCAAGCACGTAATACCTAGCAGCAATCGGACCATTTTCCGCAATTATGTCAAACACCTGGCTTTTTTGTCTGAGACGAAGCCTGGTGGACTTGACTGATGCTGCAAACTTGTTTTCCAAATCCGTGTCTACAACAATCAAGGATTTAACGTATTTCTTTGTCTCATTCCACCGCTCCAAACCTTGTTCAAACCAATCATTCTCAAGTGCATGATCGTACAATTCAAACACAGACTTCACGCAAAACTTTTTTGTGAATGCTCTCATTCTCAAACCAACACACACACCGGAAACTAAAGCAGGTATAAAATCAAACCTATTCATAGATACCAAACCAAACCCACACATTCCAAAATGGTATAACATCAAGAACAAGTTCGGATCACGTCTTACACCTTGATAACACATAGGTAGAAAATGAGACAAT